GTCGCGGCGGGCGCGGTGCTCGCCGGCACGGGCATCGGCTGGGCCGGCCGCGCGCACGCCGACGGCGCCGAGCTGCTGTACCTGCAGTTGCTGAATGAGCGTGGGTTGGTGGTCGACGACACCGCCGCGGCGTTGACGACCGGTCATGCGGTGTGCGTCGCGCTGAACACCGCGACTGGTGATGTGGTCGCTGCGCGCCTGTATGAGGCCGCATACCCGCGGCTGTCGGTCGCCGGGGCGGCGATCGTCGTTATCAGCGCGGTTGAGGCGTTGTGCCCGTGGCACGACCATCGCGGGGAGACGCGACTGTGATCGATCACGCGAGTGTTGTTGTGCCGCATCCATTGACAAACGCGCCGCGTTGGTTGTGGCCGTCATACTGCGAACGCTGCGGTGTATCCGCATGGTTCGCCACCCGGATCGAACGACTGAGGTGGGAGCAGCATCACCAGCACGGGGGAATCGACTGATGACTGATTTCGAGAAGCTGTCGTTACCGCAGCAGATGCGAATGGTCGCCGACGCGCTGCGCGGCCTGGCTGACGAGTTGGCAACTGACCGGGACAGTGAGCAGGAGGCCGACATCCAGGAACTCGCGTGCGATCTGGCTGAGGCGGCGTATTTCCCGCTGCTGTGGCACGAAATGAGCGACACAACACGCCAGCAAGCCCTCAACGCCGCGCAGAAAGTCATCGCTAAGGGCTGGCGGAGAGTCGGTGATGGTGACTGACCCTTTTCCGACCGCCTGGCACATGGGTGACACATCGTGGATGGAGCGCGCAGCATGCCGCGGCTGCAATCCGCGGATCTTCGAGGATCCACGCCGGTTTGAGCAGGCGCTCGCGATATGCCGCACATGCCCACCCGACGTGGTGGACAAGTGCCGGAAACTGCCCATGACACATCTAGGGGTGTGGGGCGGGCGCATTCACCGCGAGGCTAGTGGCGGCAGCCAGGCCGCCGATGACTGCGGCAGCGTAATCCTGTTGCGTGGCTACACCATTCGCCACGGCACAGAGACCGGATACAACCAGCACCGCCGGCTGCGGGTGCCTATGTGCGAGGACTGCCGCGCGGCGCACAACGCCGCGCGGTGGCAGCGAAAACTGTTGCGGAGGAACAACAGATGACACCCGTCCGGTGCGTCCGCTGCGGGCAATGGTGGACGATGCACACGCTCCATCCCGAGCGGTTCAACGTGATCAGCCGTTTCTGCCCGATCTGCATCGGGCGGTATTTCCCGGTGATGGGGGAGGCACCGATCCCTCCGGGGGTGCGTCGATGACCGCACGGCATCCGCGCGGCTGCGAATGCACCGGCTGCTGCGACATGGACGCGCTGCGCGAAAACCCGCTGTATGAGCGGGAACGCGCCGAATGGCTCAAGGCGGTCGATTTCCGGCGCCGAAACGACATCCAGACGGGGGACAACGCGTGACCGATCTGACGTACTCGAATCCGGACGATTTCGGGGGATGGACCCGTGCCGAAATGCGCGCCTACCTGGTGGGCGTCATCGACGCCTGCCTGGCCGCAATGGAGGTGATCGAGCCGGGGGATCGACTGTCGAACATCGAGGCGATTCACCGCTGGTACAAGCGGCTGGACACCGAACTGCGGGAGCGGGGGCTGGTGGAGTGATCCCTGAGACGGACGGCATCTACAGCGGCATCGACGATGCGGAATACCACGCCGACAGAAACAGTCTGTCGGTCAGCGGCGCACGGGTTCTGCTGCAGGCGCCGGCGAAGTTCCGGCACCAGCTCGACCACCCCCAACCGAGCAGCGGCGTGTTCGAATTCGGTTCCGTCGCACACAAACTCGTGCTCGGCGAGGGCGCAGAGATCGTCGAGGTGCAGGCGGATAGCTGGCGCACCAAGGCGGCGCAGCAGGCGCGCGACGAGGCCCGCGCCGCCGGCAGGATTCCGATCCTGTCAGGGGATCTCGCGAGAGCGCGGGCGATGGCCGAGGCGACACTCTCGCACCCGATAGCGGGGAAGTTGTTCGAGCACGGCGCGGCCGAGCAGTCGATCTACGCGACCGACCAGGTCACGGGGGTGCGGTTGCGTGGCCGCGCCGACTGGCTCACCGAGACCGACGGCGAGCCGGTGATCGTCGACTACAAGACCTCGACGACCGCGAACCCGAGCGAACTAGTGCGCAAGTTCCACTCGCTCGGCTACCACATGCAGGCGGCCTGGTACATCGACCTGTGCGAGGCCGTCGGCATACCAGGTCCGCGGTTCCTGTTCGTGGTCACAGAGAAAGACCCGCCGTTTCTGACCACGGTGGTGGAGTACGAGCAGGACGCGATCGCGTACGCGCGCCACCTGAATCGGCGCGCGATCGACGTGTACGCCGAGTGCGTCGAGCGCGACGAATGGCCCGCCTACACCGATGAGATTCACGTGCTGTCGCTGCCGCCGTGGGCGCGCAGCGACGCCGACAACATCGCCGCCGAAACCCTGATAGCCGAATTGGAGGAACTGCTGTGACCACCACCAGCCCAGCCAAGCGCGACACCAAGGAGCCGACGATCGGGCAGTTGATTCGGCAGATGCAGCCCGAGATCGCTAAGGTGCTGCCGCGGCATATCCCGCCGGAGCGCATGGCCAGGGTGGCGATGACCGTGCTGCGGCAGACCCCGCAACTGGCGCGCTGCACCCCGCAGAGTTTTCTCGGCGCCTTGCTCACCGCCAGCCAGCTCGGCCTGGAGCCGGGAGGAACACGGCCAGGCTGCTATCTGGTGCCATACGGCAACGTCTGCACGTTCATCCCGAGCTATTTCGGGTTGATGGACCTCGCTCGGCGCAGCGGCCAAGTCGCCGGAATCTACACCGAGATCGTCTACGAGAAGGACGAATTCACGTACCGGCTCGGGCTGGATCGGTACCTGGAGCATGTGCCGCCGCCGTTCGGCTCCGACCGCGGCGAACCCATCGGCGTCTACGCTGTCGCCGAACTCGTCGGCGGCGGAAAGCAATTCGTCGTCATGACTAGGGCCGAGGTCGAGGCGATCCGCAAACGCTCCAAGGCGGGCAGCAGCGGCCCGTGGGTGTCGGACTGGGCTGCGATGGCCCGCAAGACCGCGATCCGGCAACTCTGCAAGTGGCTGCCATCGTCGGCGGAGTTGAACGCCGCCCTGACGCTCGACGGGGCGGTGCGCACCGAGGTTTCGGCCCTGGAGGATGTGCAACCCGCCTACATCGACACCGAAACAGGCGACAGCGCAACCGATTTCGCTGGCGAGGCGGGGGATCAACCGGCGCTGATAGCGGAGGGCGAGTAGATGGGGCGCCTCGACTATCTGCGTGACCGCAACGACCAGCGCGTCGTCGAGGCGCTGGGGCGCGCCTGCACGATCTGCAAAGCCCAGCCCGGTGAGGACTGCCGCAACCCGTGGGACGGCAAACCGTTGAACCGGGTTGTCCACCAGTGCCGCGCCGAACACCACATCGATCAGCGGAGCAGGGCATGAGCCTCAAAGCACCGAGGAGACGAACTGTGGCCCTCGTTGACCGCATCACGCGAGCACTGGACCCGCGCAACCCGTCCACCGAGCAACTGCCATGACCACAAACACATCCACCGCCAGGAGGACCTATGAGCGTCTACTACTCCGACGACCAGGTGACGCTGTATCACGGGGACTGCGTCGAAGTCATGGCCGGGATGGATGCGGCCAGTGTCGATGCGGTGGTGACCGATCCGCCCTATGGCCTTGAGTTCATGGGGAAGGACTGGGATCGGCCCTGGGCGGTGACTGCCGCGGCGGGCGTCGGGTTTGATGGGCGCGCGGACGATCTGACGTTGCCGCGCCACCGCGACTCGCGTAACGCGAATTGCCGCGCGTGTGGTGGCCGTCAGCGGGGGTCGAAGCGCTGCTCGTGTGACCACCCCCGATGGGACCGCGACCCGGCTAGCGACATGCGGGAGTTCCAAGCCTGGTGCGCTACTTGGGCGACCGAGTTGCTGCGCGTGCTCAAGCCCGGCGGCCACCTGATCGCCTTCGGCGGCACGCGCACGTGGCACCGGCTTGCCTGCGCGATCGAGGATGCCGGCTTCGAGGTTCGCGATTCGATCGCGTGGCTGTACGGCAGCGGCTTCCCGAAGTCGCTCGACGTGAGCAAGGCAATCGACAAGGCAGCCGGCGCCGAGCGCACAGAAAAGCTGCGCCCTAAAGCCGGGCACGAAGACTTCGTCGGTAGAGACAACATGAAGTCGCTGCGGGAGTCGGGCGCTCTCTCTGGGGAAGGTGGCTTTTCCCGGCCCTGGATGAGCGACCCTGACGCCGTTGAGCGTGCCCACTGGGACTTCGCTCCCGTCACCGATGCCGCTAAGCAGTGGCAAGGCTGGGGCACCGCGCTCAAGCCAGCCCACGAGCCGATCGTGGTGGCGCGTAAACCGTTGGCTGGCACGGTCGCTGCCAATGTCACCGAGCACGGCACCGGCGCGATCAACATCGACGCCTGCCGGGTGGACAGCGAGCCTCGACGCATCGAGAACTATGCGAGCACTGGGCCGCAAGGCTGCATATCGCATGGCCATGGGGGAGGCGAAGGACACGCCGGGCGTGAGCGGACGGTACGAATCGAGACTGCTGGCCGCTGGCCGACGAATGTGCTGCTGGATGAGCACGCCGCCGCCGAACTCGATCAGCAGAGCGGCACCTTGAAGAGCGGCAAACCAGGGATCAAGCGTAAGGGCAACGACAGCCCTACTTACGGCGCAGAGTCTCGCCCTCCCGGCACTCAGATGCCTGGCTACGGTGACGAGGGCGGCGCTTCGCGGTTCTTCCCGGTGTTCCGCTACGAGGCCAAAGCCGATAGCGCGGAACGGCCGAGCGTCAACGGCGTCCAACATCCGACAGTGAAACCGCTCGAGCTGATGCGCTGGCTCGTGCGGTTGGTGACACCGCCCGGCGGCGTCGTGCTCGACCCGTTCGCCGGATCGGGAACCACCGCTGAAGCCTGCATCCACGAACACAAACGCTGCATCGCCATCGAACGCGAAGCCGACTACCTGTCACTTATCACCGCACGACTAACCAAACCGATGGAAATCGGGTTCGACTTCGGGGAGGAGGACAGGTGATCGGCAACGGAGTCGTGCCACAGCAGGCGATCGCGGCGCTGCACCTACTCCTCGGGATAGCAGAGGTGACCGCATGACAACCGAGGGATGAGCGGGGCATGAGCGACGAGGAGATCGCGCGCCGGGACGCCGAGGTGCGCGAGGTGTACGCGAGGAGGTTGATTCGATGACGCGTCGACTGTCAGCCCTTGTGGCGGTGGGCGCCATGTTGGCCGCCGGGA